TAAGCAGAGTCTCCGTCAGCACCGTCAGCACCGTCAGCTCCTACAAGAGAAGCTAACCAAGCAGCTTCATTACCAACAAAGCCATTAGCTACAGCAATATCATAAGCAGAGTCTCCGTCAGCACCGTCAGCACCGTCAGCTCCAGCAGCACCGTCAGCTCCGTCTGCTCCGTCAGCTCCGTCAGCTCCTACAAGAGAAGCTAACCAAGCAGCTTCGTTACCAACAAAGCCATTAGCTACAGCAATATCGTAAGCAGAGTCTCCGTCAGCTCCGTCAGCTCCAGCAGCTCCAGCAGCTCCAGCAGCTCCAGCAGCTCCAGCAGCTCCGTCAGCTCCGTCAGCTCCGTCAGCCCCGTCAGCTCCGTCCGAACCTACAAGAGAAGCTAACCAAGCAGCTTCATTACCAACAAAGCCATTAGCTACAGCAATATCATAAGCAGAGTCTCCGTCAGCACCGTCAGCACCGTCAGCACCGTCAGCTCCGTCAGCTCCTGCAGGGCCTGCTTGAGGGGCTACAGGACTGAAAATACTCTCCCCAGCATCCCAGGCTAAGATCTGCCCATCGGCTATGTTAGCTATAGTAACATTACCTAAATCTTGTATGCTAGAGTTTCCAAGATCTACTTGTCCTGCTTGTATATTATCAATCGCTGTTTGAAGATTAGCTATTTCGGTAGCTGTAGCTATAACCACAGCCCCTGTTCCTTTATCTACTGTAATATCTCCATTAGCATCTACAGATAAAGTAGTAAATTCTTCTTGAGCAGCTTGCAGATCTTTAACTAATTTAAGTTGAGCAGAACTAAGACTATCAGAGCTTACAGAAGCCCATCTAAGTCCGTGTCTACCTATATTACCCTCAGCTGTATTCTGAGGTACTATGTTAGGTGTAGCCATAATTAACTCCTAGGTATTATGTCTTGGCCATTTCTGACCCAATAAGTATCTGGAAAATTATCAGAAGGCATAGGCACTACCTCTAAGTTACCTACTTTAATATTAGCTCTGGAATCATCATTAGTAATAGATACTACAGCATCATTATCTGCGGTAGCGTCATACTTCCACTCTACTAGTGGTGGAGTATCTACAGTGTCGGTAGCTATCTTAGTGGCCCAGCTGCCAGATCTAGAAAAGAATGCAGATCCTACAACTAAATCACCCTCTGAATTTTTTACCCATAAAGAACTTTCTGGGTTTTTCAATATTAAAGTATTGAGTATGGCCAACTGTTCTAGGGTAGTAGTGTCTTCCTCTAAGGGGATAACTCTTATATTAGCCATTGCTTACCTCTACTTACTATTCAGACTTTTTCTTGCGAGTACGGCGTTTTTTAGGTTTTGGTTTTTCTTCCTCTTCATCGTCCCCTCCTAAAAAGTCTAGGACACTATCCACAACACCTTCTACTACATCTTCAACAGCATCTAAGGCACCATCAACTGCTGACTCTACTGCATTTTCTACTGTATCTAATACATCTTCTACAGCTTCTTTAGCTGACTCTGCATCAATGTACTCTGAAACAGAATCAATAGCAGAATCAATAACATTTTCTACAGCATCTCTACCTTTTTCAATAGTAGAGTCGGTTACGCTTTCAATAGAATCGAATTGAGAGCCAATGGAACTTTGTACCAATCTTCCTCGGGTTAACAACTTACGTACGCTGCTATGTGCTAATATACTACTAGGTAGTATAGCACTTCTACCTTTTTTAATCTTAATTCCGCCAGGAAGTTTAATAGTATTTCCAGCTCGTTTGTTAGTGATTCTAATCTTAGACATTTGGTTTACTCCATAAAAAAAGCCTCATATTCTTCTAATGAAGTATACGAGGCTTCTATGGAAGGGCCAAGGCCCTGACCGAGCGGTATTTTAATTACCTATTATGCACCAACGCTCTTGAATCCACTGAGCTTAATTACACCCTTAGTGTTACCGATACCGATACCAGGTGAAGAATAAGACCAGAATTCAATCATGTCTGCTTCTTGTTTGATGAACAAAGTAGCATCTTGTAATAAGAAGAAGTTACCGAGGTAATTCTCAGGTGCGAACAAGTAGATCACGTTATCAGGGATGATATCATTTTTGATAGTAGTAATTACTGGTACACCAAAAAGTTTATCTTCGCCTTCAAGACCTTTGTCATAGTGACGAGACACAATGTCGTTACCAACATCAGTGTAGTCAAACTTAAGAGCTTCCATAAAGGTAGTCTTGCTCATAAGCATTTTACCGATAGGCAATTTCTTAGCAGTCATAGCTTGGAACATCTGTGCGATAAGTTCTTTGCTGAGAGGTGCTCTATGCTGATTTTTAATAGTAGTCTGATTGCCATCTTCTAATTCAATATAGGAGGCATTAAAGTTATTACCACGTAATAACTGTTCTCCAGAGAACTGAGTAGAGGCAGCTGCAACACTAGCAGCGGCTGTTAGATCCTCGTTGTCAGCTAATCCACCAGATAGAAATTCAACACCACCAAAAGACTGCATTACGTCACCGTTTGCAACAGCACCACCCTCGGCACTAGTATCAGTAGAGTAACCAGCCTCAACCAAGGCAGCTTCAATAGTCTCAATGAATTTCTTATCTTCAACGTCAGCCATATCTTTAACTGAGTTATCAGTTAAGATTTTGCGGATGTCATTTTGGTAAGTAAGAAGTTCAAATTTGCTCTTCATGAAATGTTGAGATTCAACTTTACCAAAGAACACTGAGTAACGAGGACCACGGAAGAAAGTACGTTGACCACTACCTTTGAAAGTTACGAAAGTAGCCGATGAATCAGGCTCTTTTTCGATGATTTTCTTAGGTTGATCTGTGTGTTCGTCGCGATCTATCTCATCTGGACTAAGTTCGATGGGTTGTAAGATTTCGCGGGCAAAACTTTCTTGACGTAATTTACTACGGATAAAGCGACTGCCTTCATCAGCAGCTTCTTTTACTCTACCTTCGTCTAATTTACGAACAAAACTTTGATTAATAAACTGCGCACTTAGGCGCTCACGCTCTGTATTCATATTCTTTTCTCCTAGTGCGAGTTATTATACTACGTATACGTCGATTGTGTTATTACTATCATTAGTAGCTAATACGTGACCTACTACTGCTGCTCGGGCATTAATTTCACCTACATCATCTGCAGCTGCGTCTATATCAGCACCATCTACAGGATTTAAAATACCATCTACAACCTTAACGCGTTGTCCTACAGTAAAGCCCGTAGAAGCAGCACTAAGAATATTGTATTCGGCTCCAGATGAATCTACACCTTTTTGAGGTAGACGTACGATATATCCACCACCAAGTAAACAAGTAACTCTATTAGCAAACTGTGCAGAGAAGTCATCTCTACCCTCAATAATTAAGTAGCAGCTTTTAGTAGCAGAGCTGTCAACATTGTTTATTGTAGGATCACACGACATGACTCCATCATTGCTATCCAATAAAGAAACCCACTGACCTTGCTTAAAGGTATGAGTGCCTAGATTAGCTGTACTTGGAATAACAAAATCTTCTTGTACCGCAGAGCTATTAGGCCAACCACGGAGAATATCAAATTTAGAGTTTAAAGCAGCCATTGCTTTCTCCTTTTTTTATTTATTAACTTAAAATCCAATTAGCAAAAGCGCGGTCGGCGCGATCTGCTGAGTTTGAGTTTCCTTCAAGACTAGCAGTTTTAGCTCGTCCAGGGCTTCCCATAGAAGAAGAACCTGTCTCAGCTAACCCGCTAAGCATACTTAGTACGGAGTCATCTACACCTGCTAGTTTAGCATTTAAGTCATCTGGGTCATCCCCCGTAAGATAACTTAATTTCTCTACAACAGGATCTAGCTGCTCACGCCTCTTAGCCTCTTTGATAGTATTTAGCTGCGTCTCTAACTGGGATTTCTCCTCAGCCATAGCATCTAATACATCAGCTACTTTTAGTAAAAATTGATCATTCATACTATTAATCCTCTAGTTTACGTCTAAGTAATTCTAAGCCTGTAGCAGCTACAACCAAGTTAGCTGTCTTTTGTCGCTTAGTATGACCTATTTCGTGAGCATATTTTCGTAGATGATCTGCTAACTGCTTAACTTTTTTAGAGTCCATATTAGTTACCTCCTATGAAATCAATCATATCTTGGTAAGTAGGCTCTGTAGATGTTCTTCTTAAAATAGAAGCTATCTTAGTTAAGGACTTAGCTACATCACCATTGAGTTCTTCGATATCTGCATCCAGACTAGCTACTTTATCCATAGTGTCTTGGTTATTAGCTTCCGCTAATATTGCATCTAGCGATTGTTCAAATTTAGATTTACGCATGTTTACCTCTATTCTATGTCTTCAAGTTGCAGGGATCTTATGTAATCGGCATCTATCCCTGATACACTATCCGAAATAGCTGAGGGATTAGTAACCGCACTAAGTAGCTTAGGTCCTAAGAATCCTGCTAAAGCACCTGTAACTGCATAGTTCTTATGCTTAGAAGCTTCCTCTTGCTTACCTAGGTTACTGCCTACTAAATATGCAGGTACAGCACCTGCTAAGGCAGCCAAGGCCAGGTCGGTGGCGGAAGCTTTCTTTTGCATACAAAAACCGTAGGCAGTTTGTATTTGTGCCTCAGCTGAACTACTAGCTACTTTTTCAAGTAAGTCAGTATATAGGCGCTCTACAGACATAGTACCTTACCCCGCTAAGCTAGCTAGGATACGGTTAGCATGTGCATAACCTTGATGTGCTTTGTCTTCTGCAGCTTGCTTAATCATAGCAACATCGCTAGCAGTTTTTTGTCGTTGACTGTTAACTGCTTGGATAGCGTCATTGTAGCCTTGTTGCAGAGCTAAAGAAGCAATTTTTTCTGCTTGATGTTGCTCATTAGCTTGACCCAAGGTGTCATTGTAACCTTGAGCAAAAGCTTCGCTAGCTACTTTTTCTAGCTGTCCTTGAGTCTCTCTATAACCAAGCTCCATAGCTTGCTTTAGTAAAACTTCATCAACATCAGCACCGCCATTAAAGCTAGCCACTTTAACACCATTAGACTCATGCTCATTCATTCTAGCTAAGAAACCATCGCATACCGCAGCTCCATACATTTCAGCTTCTTTAATAAGTGCTAATTGCTCAGCGTCTGCTAATTTTTGTGCGATTTTTACTAAGTCTTCGCTAGGTGATTCTTGACTTTGATAAGAAGCTGTTTTGTCCATGGATAAAGCAGCGTCTAAGGCAGACTCTAATCGGTTAGTACGTGGGGTTTCTACAGCGCTTGCTGTTTTCTCTTGGCCTGTACTTTCTAGAGCTTCTAAAATATTTGACAGTTCCATAATGCCTATCTCCGTTTGTTAGGTATATAGTATACTAAATACTAATATAGAATAATTAAAAAAACAATATATCACATATGATTCAGTGCAAGCACCGTGTACGGTACCCAAGGCCTAGATTCCCGAGAAGCAGAACCCTCTGCCTGCTCTGATACTAAGCTGGCAAACTTGCTATAGTCCGGACTCTCAACACTGTCTAATATGCTAGCCACATAAGTAGCATATGATATACTAGCCACCTTATCTAAGTAAGGGATATTAATAGAATTTCTTGGAAGCGTGTATTGGCTGGAGCAAAGATCTTCACTAGCAGACTTTAAAAATCCCGAGGGTCTACTAAGAACCCAAGATTCATTTAAGGACCTAAGAGGAATATATTTAGATACCTTATCCATAACCTCTGAATCTACTTCCTCAGAACCTGTAGGAGCCACCTTATTAAATATTAGTTCCTCAGCCATGTCTGGATATTTAGATACTAAGTTAAATATATCTCCCTGTAGGTCTACTAGGTTGTTAGCTAAGCCTTCAGGGGCTTTACTTCCAGTAGCTTTTATATAGATTAAATCTAAGAATTCTGGAGTAGCCAAGAATATGCCCATAGAAGATAAAGTAGCTAGTACCTTTGGAAGGTTTTTACTACTCAAGTACTCTTTATCCTCATCATTTATTTCTACATATGATGATTTTAATTTAGGTACAACTGTAGTAAGCCACTGTTTAGTTAAGTAACTATCGGAATTGGAGCCCTCTTGACCTGCTTCTGTAGTAGGTTTGTACCCAACGCCACTAACCATTTTTTCTATTTCAGCAGCTTTGTTTAAGTACCGAGCTAAGGTTACTCTAGCAGCTATCTTTTCAGCTAGCCAAGCAGAGCTGCTTCCTATTTCTCTACTATTTGCAACTTTCTTTAGCATGTACCCCGTTTTATCTGCAGGACGCCATACTATGGAAATATCAAAAAAGTTAGGCTTAGGGTTATATGCACAAACTACTCTTCCATCTGGGTAAATTTTATTTAACTCATTTTTTAGGTGTGTACAATAATCTGCTCTAGTAGGGGCTTTGTTACCACATATGCTACATACATCATATTTTATTTTACACCCCATAGAAACGGCGACAGACTGGCCTGCGTTCACTTTGTCTACTATGTCAGGAGCTTTGTTGTTGTCTAGCTCCAAAACTAGCTCTACCCTGTGCATATCATCATTATAGAAGCTTTTTACAACTCTTCCATATGATTTAGCTGGATCCTTATTTATATGGGACTTATAGACATGGGCGTTAGTTTCAAAGGTTTTATGATGCTGTTTAAGTTCAATTTCTTCGAAAGCATCTCCGTTACGGTTAGGCCCATAGTACTCAGAGGACCCCATAGCTAGTACTAGTATGTAGGTTTTACCCGGTACAGGGGTTATTGATCTAGACCACTCCTCTGCCTCAGAGGCAGTTTTATTTGTAGAGTTCAAGTCTAATAACCTAACTGAGGGTTCTAATCCTTGTTGACCTCTAAAGTATTCATCTACTTCTAGAATTTTAGCTAAAGACATATATCACCCCTAAGAAAGTATTGAACTGATTAGCACAGATACATGCTCTGTGTTTAAAGCAGCTAGTTTATAAGTCTCAGAAGCTGTTTTTACATCTGAATTTTTTAATACAGAATCTATAGCATCCTTAGCTTCTAAAGCCGAATGTAATTCTTTAGATGCTAGCATATCTTCAGGACTAACATTCTTTCCAGACATATTCTTAGCTGCTAGTATAGCACCTATAGTAGCTGCGGCTAATCCTGGGATAGCATACATTTTGCTATCCAGCTCATCACTAGCTTTATCAACCATATAGTTAGCTGTTAAGGCGGCCGGTATAGTAGCTACTGCCCCTAAGCCTAACGCTTTGGGTATACTGACTCCTGCTGTCTTTTTCTTAGCTTTATACATTTTCTTTTTTAGCTTGTCTTCATCAGAGCTAGCTTTAAGCGATGTTAATACGGCTGAACCTAATTTACAGGCTTGATCTACTAAGTCTCTACTAGCTTCGGCTTTTGTAATAACAAAAGCTTTTTTAGTAAGATGTGTAGTAGCCACTTCTTCTTGTTTATCACAGTAAGCATACTGAGCAGCCGCTTTGTATAGCTGGGGAGAACTCGCTTTAATAATAGAAAGCATATACTAGCCTCCAGTAGTAATATTATCTAAAGAGTTAATACTACTAGCTATAGCTTTATTTATGTGCCTTTGGTAGTAGGCTTTTTTGGCTATGTACGCTACAGCGCTATCTAGTCCAAAATCTTCTATACCTGTACGCATAGTAGCTACTTTGTGTAACTGATTGTTACGTCTAAGTTCTAATAAGTCATTGGGTAAAGAATTTATAATTTCTTGTCTAGTCATATTTAATCTCCTTAATCTCTGATTCCTTTTAATCTACTTTCAGCTTTAGCTAGCTCCCCTAGTGTCATAGGATCTAAGCCGCCTTCGTGAGCTAAGCCTTGACGTAAGAAGCTTCTAACCGCTTCTCTATGGTTAGTCATGGTAGGTGCAATATCTACCATAGTTTTAAATAATGTAGCTACTTGTTCTGGGTCAGCTTCTCTAATCATTTCATCGGTGTCTATTAATGACTTCAAAGTTGCTTTTTGTTTAGGGCTACTAACCAGTTTTTTATAGGATTTACCCATATCCTCTAAGGTTGAGTTTATAGCTGAGTTAATAACCTCTGTTGCATTTTGTGCTAAACCTTTAGCCATGATTTCATCAGATCTTACGCGAGTTAAAGCACCTGATATCCCTGGATTGAGAGCTCTATCTGCTTTGTAACTTTGTGTACTTACAGGAACACTAGTTACATCGAAAGCCTTATTAGTAAGACTGCCTAATAGCCCTGCACCACCTCCAATAGCACCTAAAGTAAGATAGGGGTTTTTATCTAGAGCTTTAACGAAAGATCTAGCTACAGCCGATTCTCCAAAGGCCACTTTTTCTCTAGTAGAAATAGAATTAATTGCTTTATCAAGATACTTAGACATAATACATCCTATGCTCGGTATTTTTTATTTAAATAGTCTAAGCCCTTGGAAACATTGATATGCTCCTCAGTAAGCTCTGCTATCTCGGCTACTTTGCTTAGTAAATCGTTATTACCCTCAAATACAACATGTCTATCGGCTAGGTAGTAAGTCTCTGCTTCACTAAGGTTACGAGCTAACTTTTTCATACCTAACCTATTTCTAACCATATGCAAAGCAGGCATTGCCTTGTTTCCTAGCTGACTTAAGGCATCAAGTTCAAAGGATGCGTACTTGTCTCTGGAGTATATACCTTTAAAAGAGCTAGCTATATCGTCAGCTAAATCTGAGGCAGTATAATTGCAAGCAGCAAGCTTATCTAGTAAAGAATCCTTGTACATATTTGAGATATACCCCGACACTTTTTCTTCTTTAGTAGGTAAGGGTTTTTTATTACTAGCCACTTTCTCAGTATACTCTGCTACCTTAGGTTCATATTCATTAGCTACATCACTAAAGAGCTCTTCATCAGAGCCTCTAGAAATAGTTATGGTTATAGAATCTCTTCCCATACCTTGCTGGGGCGCATCAAGCGCTGATTCTATAGCTTTAGACGCGTCGGCTACATCAAACTCCACCATTCGTTGATTACCCGTTTTAGTTTTGAAGCTATCCAGAAAAGCTGAAGTATTAGTAGACTCTACTAATCGCTTTATCTGCTCTGGATTCATTTGGTTATCTTTAGCTAACTTAACTACACTATCCTGCAGGGGAGTACCCTCTTTTAAATCACGTACAGCTTGGAAAGCAAAGTTGTCTATATCATGTCTAGAAAAAGATGGCATATATAATTACCCCTTTATATCATCTAAATTTAGTGTACCTAAGGTTTTAGTAGAGTCTTGTTTAACTAACTTTAATCTTAGAGTTTCGAGGGTAGTTTCACCAGTGTCCTTAAGATTTCTACACGCATCCAAAGATCTAATAACCTGAGGAAACCAAGCCCTAGATTCTTTAGCTTCATTAGATGTAATATTGAAAGCTTTGTGTTCTCTTGCTCTCCAGTAGGCATCTTCCATTAAAGAATGTCCTACTTTAACAGGATCTAGACCTTCCGCTCCTTTAAGACCCTTTTTCCATATTACGTACTTAGGACCTAAGTTATAGCTAGCTTTTAATAAGTCCTTAAAATGACTCTGCAAGCCTGTTGTTTCTGGTAGAATATTTATAAATTCTTTAAGAAGTAGTCTATTAAAAAATACCCCTGTGTCAAAAAACAGCTTGCTAAACCACAGAACTACTTCTTCAGAACTTTCAATACTATTAGCTATGCTAGCTAAGGACATATCTGTTATTAACAAGGAGCATAGCACACCATTGGCTTCAGGTAACTTATGCAGTAAATAGCTCTCAAGTAAGTAGCTATTACACTCCTGCCCTTTAAGCATCTTTATGGCCTCGCCTGTATACAAGCAGTCATCTACATGGCTACCTTTTAGCACATGTTTTTTTGCTTGTTGAAACCTCCAAGCGGGTGTTTTTATTCTAATATGCTCCATAGATTCACCTACATTAATGACTCTGGTATAGATTGCATACGTCTTTGAGTATGGGCACTTAGTATAATGTCCCCTAAACCTCCAAGAACTTTACGCAAATTGTTCTCTAACATAAAGAAATCGTCATCACCCATCTGTACTTTAAGGTCCTCTTCTTTTAATTGAAGATTAACTAATATCTTAGCTACACTATCTAACGCTTTCTCTACTGAAGTAATTTCACCTGCAATAGCTTCATTGAAAGGATTATTCTGAATAAGGGCACCCGTAATCGCAGAATCAAAGCCTTCTTGGCTGCCCATGCCTGCAGCGGCTTCCATCGTCTGAACAGTTTCTTGGGGCATAGCTCCCTGAGGTGGCATAGCTCCCTGAGGTGGCATAGCTCCCTGAGGTGGCATAGCTCCCTGAGGTGGCATAGCTTCTTGTGGAGGAGCAGGATCCGGTCCAAATATACTAGCTACTTTAGATATATTTTCTACAGGGATAAGGTGATAGATTTTAGTACCTGCCAATTTAATTTTGTCTAAATCCTTACGTAATGAATCTACATTTACAGATAAATCAGCTGCTTTAATTAACACATCTCTTTTAGAGTCGCAGCTAACTCCATTAACCGTCCAGTAATTACCTAGAGTATTAAACGCTACCTTTAATGTACCATCACTAATATTATCTAGCTTGCTGGCCACTAATTTACCTAATTGATCTGCATCTGTTAAAAGCTTTTCTAGAGCAGTTGTTTTTGTAGCAGCTATGCTAACGTAGTGCCCAGGTATATATAATACGCCATCTACTCTTTTAGGTATAGCAACACCTTTAGATTTGGTGATAACTACTTTAGTAGGCCCTGAGAACCCTATATATCCGTCTGTAGTTTTAGATACTTTACTTAATGGTGTATCTAGTACTACGGCATTAGTAAACCCATCCCCTTTTATTCCAAGAAACATGTTGTGACCGTTTGATACCGCATCGCTAGTAGCAGAAAAGAGCTTAGACAGCTTAGAGTTCTCGGCCATAGGGGTATGGCTAGGCAATGCTAATAAATCCTCTCTATGGATATAGTATCGACCAGAAGGACGTATGACTAAGTAGCATTTATCAGAAATACTATTTACTTCACCTGCTTCTAAAGTCATAGAGGTATAGGGCTTTGGAATAATAAGCACTTTTTCTTGCTTACCTGAACTACTAACTAAAGTGTATAATCCAGGGGATTTAGGATTAGTTAAGCCGCTAGAAGTGTTTTCCGTTAGAGATAGGGGAGATTCTTTATCTACAGCTATTTTTACGTTAGTTCGTAAGTCTCTACTAACTACTCCTGTATCTCTTGCTACTTTGTATGCAGCTAGCTTAGCAATACCAAAGGCTTCCTCAAAGTCTGCATGAGAAGCTTCGGTGTCCAGTATAAACAACTTTTTTGTAGGCGACGCTAGTTTTTTAATAGAAGGCTTCAAAGCTACTAAAAGATCCGACCCATGATATTTCATGGCAGTCTTTAATAACAGATTACTACTTTTTAATGTAGTAGCTAAAGCTGTTTTAGTATTATCATCACAAGCATCAATAACTCTTAATAACCTAGTAGGATCATAGCTAGCATATACAAACCTGCCTGTAGATGGAGGCAGAGTTATAGCTCTGATGTCTATATCGGAGCTTAAAGTCTTAGGTGCCTTCGCGGATTTACCCATGTTTCCAGAAGCATCAGACTCTAGTTCTTGTACCCAATTCTCTGTTAGAGGCAAATAGCTTTTGCTTTTTTCAGAGAAGATAACCTCAGGGGGTTTTACCTTACCTTCAGACATTATTACAGGAATAGTAGCTTGAGAATCCCCGGACTGAACAGAAAAAGCACCTACAGCTTTGTTGCCCTGAATATCTACTTCCAACACTTTAAAGCTAGTTATTTTAGGCATAACACTAGGTATTTTGCCTTCTAACATAGAATAAGCTAAGTCTGAAAATAACTGTTTTAACTGGGCTTCTTCTGGGGAAGAAACCCCTTGTTGTTCTTGACTACTCATGGTCTTAGGTGAGATAGCAGCTAGTTTAATCATTGGAATCCCCTATAAGTTTGTTTGCTATTAAATAAGTAGATGGCGCAGTTAAATCATTAACTCCGTGGCTAATTATACCAGGAATCATAGACATACCTGTTCTAAATTTAGTAGGACTATGTTTAACCGCTGTTAAAGAGGCTTTGGCTTCTTCAAATAAATTAGGGGCTGCTGCTAATCCTGATAGACCTGCAGAGGCTAGCAATAGTTGCTTTCTTTGCTCATCTGTAATCTTAGGGAATTTAGATATCAATGCAGCCAAAGGTATAGCAGCTTTATTACTTAGGTTAGTAAGTCTTTTAGACCCTCGTAACAGGTTCTTATAAAAGTCACTAGAGTTAGCTAAAGAAGCTGCATGCCCCATCTCATGTGCTAATACGTCTGAAGAGGTATGCCCTATACCTAACTTGTTATTTTTAAAGTCGTAGAAAGATATTCCAGGCCTAGCCTTACCTACATAAGTCTCTTTTATATGAGGATTGTTACCCAACATAGACTCAGCCAATACCTTAATCTTATGGGTCTGATCTTCATCAAGACCTAAGGCTAGTCTAAGCCTATCCGCACCTTTAAGTGAGGCTAGATCTTCTATCTTCATTATACACCTACCTGTAGTATTATATATTAAATAATATACCACAGTGTAGATGTGTAAAAGGTTTCTAGTAATTAGTACTAGGCAGGAGGCATAGCACCTGGAGGCATAGCACCTGGAGGCATAGCACCTGGAGGCATAGCACCTGGGGGCATAGCACCTGGAGGTGGAGGGGGCATAGCACCCTGTCCTCCTCCCATTTGCTGTTGATACTGCTCAAACAGTATGCTTAGCATCTCTAAAATTTTCATTAAAGATTCAAGGTCTTGAGGTGTAATACTCTGACCAATCATCTGGGCTTCTTGAGGAGTTGCTTGTGCAGCTATCTCTGCGCCCTGTGCTACTTTTTCAAAAGGAACACTAGGTAAAAGCCCATTGTCAACGAAGGACTTAGACATGCCTATAATGTAAGCTGTCTTGATATCCATATTATAGACCCAACCCTAATTGACGTAAGATGTAGGCGGCTTCTTTCTCGGAATCCTCTTCACCTTCTTTTTTATCTTGCTTTTTATCTTGCTTTTTAGCTATAGCGTCACGAAGTCCTTTAGGAAGTTTTTTAAGCTTTTCTTCATCTTCGTCTTCTTCTTCTTTAGATCCGCCCTCGTCTTCCATAGCCCACTTAATACGTTGGATGTAACCAGCACGCTCCGGTTGTGTCATTCCAATCATAGTACGCAGAGCAGCTAGTTTATCAGTTTCAGTTAACTGGTGAGGTAAAAATGGGCCTACTTCCTCAGCTGTTTTATAAAGTAAGTAATTGTAGGCAGCATTCTTAGTCTCAGAATCACCTGACTTAAGATCTAACATAGAGGCAGAAACATTGTCACTATGCTCTGTCATTTTACCTGTGTAAGGAGTGGCGTTAGAATCCCCCTTAGCATTTCCTTGGCTAGAGTTATTAGCATATGCTTCTGAACCACGAGGACCGCCTTCATGCTCTTCGTCTTTACCATCTAACCCTGCACCGCCTAATTCATTTGCAGCTGTATTAGCGGCGTCTGCACTTAGTTTGCGCAAGATAGCTGCTGCAGTTTTAGCATCTAAAGTAGCTCCTTCAACTAAAGGCTTTTGTGCTGCTGTGAAAGGGGTAGCATTCTTTTTAGGGTCTGCTAAACCTTGGGCGCCCCCTAGATGCGTATATGCTGGATTAGATCTAACACCTGCTTCGCCTTCAAAGTCATGCTGAGCCATAGGTTTAGGATTAGCTACTCCCCCGGCAAAATGGCCCTTAGCTGCTGCAGATTTTAGGTAAGCTACTACTTCACGAGCAGTTTCTTCATCCATATTATCTTCTGGCATTTCTTCTGACATTTCTTCTACTAATTGATTAAGCTCTTCTTGGCCGTCCTCAGCAGCTTCCATTACTTGCTTAATTTCTTCCGCGCTTAGTTCTTCTTCCGCGTTAGAGCTTAATGCGGCCATAGCCTGAGCCAGCTCCTCATCGCTAACTTCCTCAGCCATATCATCAGTGATAGCCATAGCAGATAATTTAACAGCCAAATCAGCTTTAGCTTCTGAGGGGTAAGGTTGAATAGCTCCTGCATTAACTAATGCGTTCTGTGCTCCTCGCACATATGCAAATTTAAAAATAGACATGGTATGGTACTCCTAACCTAGTGCATTTATTTCGTAGTAATTATGTTTAAGTATATAGCTGTTAAACAGCTGCGTCTAGTATTAAATCGCTAGCTTTAGGTATGGTAGCCTGAGCGGTAGGGCTAGCAACATTTAATAAATTTTTCTTAGGATCAAAACGTTTGCCTATAGAAGAGCCTAAATTTTGACCTAACATACTTGCTCCCATACCGCCCACTAAACCTAGTGGACCCCCAGCCATGAAGCCTACACCGCTGCCTAAAGCCCCTAGTAAGCCTGAATAACCACCTTCTTCTAGATAACCTGGATTTGTAGTAGCATCATACATTTCTAAGGCAGGAAAGCCTAATAGAA